GGCGATAGCCGGGTGGCCGTAGCGCCACGCGCGCTTGAACGAGTCGCACACCAGCCAGGCGCGGTCGGATAGCCCGAAGGTCGGGCGCTTGTTGAGCTTCGTCCAGGCCAGCGCGCTGTTGGCCTCGTTCATGATGTTTTGCGGGATGGCGTCGATCGCCTGCTCGCCCATGGCTTCGAGGTCGATGTTGTAGGCAGCGGCGAAGGTGAGGAAGGCGCCGACCCCGCCTTCGTAGCCGAGGGCGAGTTCCTGTACCTTGCCCACTTGCCGGTTGTCCTTGCTCACCGCCTCGGGCTTGATGCCGAACGACTTGGCATAGGCCAGTTTGTAGAGGTCGTGCCCCTTGCGGATGGGCTCGCCCTTGGCGTCGAGCGCCAGCGGTACGGACCGCCGGTCGAGGTAGGCGGCCACCAGTTCGGTGCCGGTAATCCAGGCGCCGCCTTCGGTCTGCACCGTGTCGAAGTCGGCAAACGCCTGCAGCTTCCACTCTTCGCCGGCCAGGAAGGCAAGCACCCGGCCTTCGATGTTGGAGAGGTCAGCGACCACCAGCTTCTTGCCCCCGGGGGCGACGATAGCCCCCCGGATGCAGGAGCTGGTTAGCGCCATCACGTTGGGGGTGATCACGTCTTCGCAATCGGCTTTCAGCGCCTCGATGCCAAGGTCGATATCCTTCTGCTTGAGCATTGGGCGTGGCAGGTTCTGCGGTTGGAACATGCGCCCAGCCCAGCGCCCGGTGCGGCTTGCGCCGTCGAACTGCAATGTACCGCGCAGGCGACCGTCAGCGCTGGTGGCTTTGAGCAGGGTTTTATATTTGCTGGTGGACGTAGTGCAGGAGTCGAGGCGCACCGCCAGCAACTCGCGCAGCGGCGCCGGCAGAGACTCGTCATTGATGCGCCGCTCCAAAGTGCTCTTGGTCATGTCCGGCAGCTCCACGCCGTACTCCGACAGCATGTGGGCCAGCATGGCGTCGCGCTGGGTGGCCGCGCGCACTTCGCCATCGGTCAATTCTTGAGTGCGGGCGGCCAGCATCTTCTGCGCGCGGTCTACTGCGCGGATTGCCCCGTGGACGAGCTCCATATCAACGGCAAAGCCGCGATCGTTGATGGTCTGATCTAGGTGCCACAGCGCCAGCTCGTCACCCTGGTAGTTCCACATCGGCAACTTCTTGGCGACTTCGCGCATGGCGTGGATGTCGTTGCCGGCGTAGTGGATGAACTGATCCCACTCGGCGGGGTGCGTCTGTTTGGTGGCGCGGCGCAGCTTCATAGACTTGGGGCGAGGCTTGCAGAACAGCATCAGCAGCGCTCGGCCTTCTTTATCCTTGGCCTTGTCGGCGTCGACACCCAGGATATCGCACAGCAGCCCAAGGGAGCCGGGCAGAGAGTGCGCGAGCGCTTGCACCATGGTGTCGCGCCAACGGGGCAAGGCAATGTGCGTACCGGTGTAGTTCAGCACGGTGCGGTCGAAGAAGCTGTTGTGCGCCCGCACCAGAACGTGCGGATCTGCCAGTGCTTCGCTCAGCTCGGCCGGGCGCTTCTCGCCGTTGGCCTCATCGACTACGGACACGGGGCCGCCGTCGATGCCCCAGGCGGTAAGCAGGATTTCAGCCTTCTCTGCATAGCGGTGTGTGCCGTTGGCAATTGGCACTTCGCTGTAGGTTTCCAGGTCAATGTCAAGAATGGATTGGGTCATGATCGTTGCCTAAAGCGGTGTTCTCTTCTAGCCATTTTTGTCCTTTGGCCCTACGAGCGTTTCTTGCTTCTTGGCGTTCCAGCCATTCGCTCGCTTTCTCCGGCGTTATGGCATTTAGGCGCCTAATCGCTTTTTGTTGCGTGGTCTCGCGTAATCCCTTGCAAGGTTTTACATCCCAGTATGTGCGAACAAACGTATTACCGCTGCTACTGCTGCGAGAGACAACCACGATCTGAAATTTTGGGAGGCCCCCCTCTTCTTGCCCCTGCACGTAGGCCTGAATCTCTTTCCCTTTAAAAAATAATTTTCTAGCAGCTATTACTTTTGGCATCGTTTAGTCCTCATCCCTTATTGACCTAAAACCCTCTTCCCATGCCTCGGCCGGGCTAAGAGATTGCGCGTAGGTAATAGCGTCCGTTATATCCTCGACAAGGGTTTCTTTACCTAAAAAAGGAATGAAACGGTGGCTAACCCATCCTTTACGGACGTTTCCGCGATAGCTGCATTGTATGTGCACAAATATGCCATCCGTGCCGCCTACCATTACATCGGCAAACATGTAGTGCCTCTTGTGCATACCTATCCCGACCCTTATGTTTAAATGCAAGTTCTCAAGCTGTTTTCTCTTTTTCTGCTCAGACCTTATACCCTTCATACCCTTCTCCTTATCGCGTTTCGCTTTATTCTTGCGGCTACCGCAGCCGCCAGAAGAAAGCGCCCCTTTGTCGGGGCGCGTTGCTGTTATACCAGCTCGTCGTTATCGTCGGCGCCGTCGCTCAGGTCGTCGAAGTCATCCTCGCTGGCCGGAGCGCTACCGCTGAACGCATCGCCATCGCGGACAAACTGCACGCCCTTGAGTGTAGCGCTCACGCCCTTGCCGCTGTTGTCGTAGCCGAAGAACTCAACGATTGCATTGACGTAGCAACCGGCGTACGGCTTGCCGTCGTCCTCGGCCAGAGGGGTCTTGTCGGTGTCGATCACCAGAGGGCGCGTCTTGGACTTCGCGCTGACGGCGATCATACCGGCATAGCCGTCGTACTCGGCCAGATTGCCATCGCTGATGTTGCACTTGTTGTTGTTGCCGAAGATCTGTTTGTAGATGGTCGCCCCCTTCTTGGGGAACTTCTCTTCGAGCGCAGCGATGGCCGCTTTTTCAACTTCCTTGGCGAGGGCAGAGCCCTCGGGAATCAAGAAGGTAGCTTTGAAGCGCGGGTCATCGCCGGGCTTGAACGCTTCGGCCTTAAACAGTGCGGGGAAGGACAGGCGGACATTATTCAGTTTGACTTTCATGGTTGTTCTCCGTTTGGAAATATTCAGGGTATTGGGTTTTGACTCGCTGGGTTGCTTTTTCGATTGCCTTGGTTCTCGCCAGCGGGTCTGTAGCGGTAACCGGCGTTTGTGCTGCGCGCATCAGGATCCGTTGAGCCTCAAGCGGCAGTGCTCCGTGGTACTTCTTCTGATGCGCATCGGTCATATCAAGTCGCCCATGTCGTCGCTGACGTCGTCAAAATCGTCAGCTACCGGTTTGACGACGAGCGCGGGGCGCTTATCAGAAACCGGAGCTACGGACGGTTTGCCGTCGGCTTGGGTAATCATGTCCTGCAGCTTCGGCCATTGGCGCGGGCCGATGGCGCCGGACTTCGCCAGCTTCTCGGCAGTCGTCGGGCTGATGAGTTTCAAGTCGTACATCTGCTCGACCTTCAAGCGCATTGCCTTGAGCGCGGCCTCGACTTCCTCAGCGTTGGACCATGCACGGGCGCCACGGCGACCTTCCACCAGTTTAAATCCTGGGATATCAGTTCCGGCCAGCAGTCGGCGCTCAACCTCAGCGCGGATCGCCTTGCACCAGTCCTCAACCAATCCGACCTTGGACATGGCAGCGCCTAACCACGGTTCGATATCACCGCCGTAACCGGCTTCGACTTGCTCGGTGGCTACTGTCAAAGTATCTGGTACGGCGCCCAGATCCTCGAAATCGTCAACAGTGGCGGCTACCGTACCGAAAACCTCGGTGGTAACTTCGTCGCGCAGTTTCGGGCAGGTAGCCTTGGCGGGGCAGAACTTGCATTGCTTTTCACCGGGGCTCAGGTACTTGTCGTGCAGCTCCTGGTAGTTGTCGTAAAACCGCAGTGCGGCCTGACAACGCATGGCGGCCTCTTGTACCTGCGCCTTAAACGCTTGCAACTCCGAAACGCTGGCAACGTCTTCGCTATAGTGGTGTTTGCGCGGCTGGTCGATGATCATGCGCACACGCTCGACCGTGCCGAGAATGTCGTACTTCTCAAGCGCCGCCAACGCGTAGATGCGGAGTTGGGGGTTGTCCTCGGCGCTTACTTCGACGCCCTGGCCGTACTTCAAGTCGGCGATGATGATCTCGTCATCCAGCAAGATGACCGCATCGCTGGTGCCGGCGGCGTCTTCCTCGCCGGTAATACCGCCGATTTCCATGCGCTGCTCGACGAGCAGCTCACCGCCCAGCGATTCGACCAGATCGCGGACCCGCTTAACGTAACCGCCAACGTAGTCGGCCATATCGGCGTCGACGACGTAATCGGTGCCGTTGACCGGAATAACAAGGCCAATGCAATCCTGGGTACTGCTACCGTCCTGCAGGCACTTGGCCGCCAGCTCATGCGCCGCGGTGCCTTCATCCGCAAAACTCGAACTGGTGTTCGGGATATCCCGCGATAGCGCAACGCTACCCGGGCACGGCATCCAACGCGGAGCGCTGGACGGGCTTAACATCGCGTGGGTTGCCATTAGCGGTTACCCCACTTTGCAACGTTACGGCGCTTGGCCGCTGCGCGTTGCGCCTTGCGCACGCCGCTGAAAGTGTGTGCGCGTTTCCCACCTTTACCGCGAGAGCGGTAACCCAAGTCCCCGAGCTGCGCGAATGGGTTACCTACCCCCAGGCTGGTGTGCCGCATTGCTGAGAGCATTAAGCCCATCAGTGCGTTGTAATTTAAACGTGAGCGCATAGCTTAGCCCTCCAGCGCGGTATCAGCAGCAGCCTTGACCTTGGCCAGTACTTCCGGCTTATCCTTGGCGTCTTGCAACGTTTTAAGCCCAAACTTGCCGAGTACATCTACCGCGGCGGAGCGGCCTTTACCCTTGGCCAGCTTGGTGATTGATGCGGCGCATTCGTCGTAGGAAACGACTGCCGGGGCTTCGTCCTGCTGCGCAGAGGCTTCCGGTTCAGGATCCGCCGCAGCTACATCGACGGCCTTTGACTCGGGCGTAGCAGCAGGGGCCGATTGCTTTTTTTCCTTGGCCGGCTTTTCCGCCTTCGGCGCATCGACCGCTGCGGTTTCGGCAACCGGCTTGCCGGTGGCACCTGCGCTGAGGGTTGCGATCAACTCGCGGATGGCTGCGGTGTTCTCTTGGATTGCTTGTTCTAACGACATGGGTGTTACTCCTTAACTATCAGTTGATGAAACTTGTTAAACAGATCGCCCGCCTCATTGGCCAGCGCCCTGAATTCTTTTGCCAAATTGAGGTCGGCGGCTAGCTGCTTGGCGTCGAGCAATTCGGCATCGCGGATTACAGTTAGATATTCCTCCGCTTGCTGGACGTCCATCTGGCAATCTTCCAGCATGCTGAGGTAATCCGCCCCGACGTTCGCCGCGCTAACCAATGAGGGGAATCGGCGGATAAACTCCAGCTCTAGCGCTGTGCTCGTCAAATCGTCCCGGCCGGCTTCGGCCAGCGCCAGAAATTCCCAATCGGTGAGGGTGCGCAGTGTGGTCATGCCAAGCTCCCCGCCGCCATGGCGCAACACAAGCCGTGCAGTACGGCGTCCACTGGGTTCGAGCAGTGGACGGTAATATCGATGCCCTGGCCCGTTACACGGTAGAACTTGCCGGGGGTAATTGGGGTGGCTTTCATTTCGCGTCGCTCCTGTTCTGTTGCCGACGGTCAAAATGTAGCAAGTGCGAAAAACAAACGTCAAGCAATTATTTCGCAATTGCGTAAAAATATTTTCTGTTTCGCTATTGCAAAATAAAACGGGGTTCACTACATTTGGCTCATCGCAAATGGAAAAGAGGTAAACGAATAATGGCTAAAGACACAATCCTAAAAACCTTCCTGCAGCTGGCGACGCCCGAAGAGCGGGAGCGCTGCGCCCAGCTCGCGGGGACGCAGGTCAGCTACCTGTACCAGCTGAGCGGCTTGCACCGTACCAATCCGGGTGTGCGCCTGGCTGTAGATCTGGAACACGCCACGCAGCAACTACACGCGGAGACCGGAGGCCGGTTGCCGGTGGTCACTGCGCGCGATCTGGCGGATATGTGCCGCATGGCTGATTTCGATATTGTCGAAGGGGGTGAGTGATGCAAAAAGAAACGAAGCTACCGATTAAAAACGTGGTCAAGGCGTTGCTGGTTTTTGCCGCGCGCGGTGACGTTCGTTATTACCTAAACGGGGTGCATGTGCGCCGCGAGGGGGATGGGGTGTTGCTGGAAGCTACCGATGGGCACCGACTCCTGCGGGTGTGGCTTCACGATACCCTCGGGTTTGACGATGCGGGCACCGATTTAATATTGGGTCGTGAGCAGCTAGATATGGCGGTTAAGGCGTATAAAGACTTGTATTTTTCCGGTCTGCAGCTGCACGACATAACGCTGAAAACCATAGAAGGGCGCTTCCCTGATGTGCCCCGCGTCTTGGGCCGGGAACCCAGGGAGAAAGCCACCGGGATAGATCTCGATTTGCTAGGTACCAGCGCAAAAGCCCTGGGCTTGCTTGCGCCCTTCTGCGTGCACGAGGTAAAGCAGGTGTCGAAAACATCTCTGCTAGGCCAGATTGAGCTAACGGGCGACTTCATTGGGGGCCGCTTTCATGCGGTAATAATGGGCGCGCGGGTTTAAACGGAGGCAACGCAATGCTTATTTTCACTGATATAGATGGCACGTTGTTTAACAACGAGCATCGCGCGGACGGTATCCCGCAGGACAAGAGCACGACGCAATGCTGGCACGAGTTCAACGCTCGGCACATCTACGACACGCCGATCGCGTATCGCATTGACCTGCTCAAGCTGCTGGCGCTGACGAATACGGTGGTGTACGTCACCAGCCGCACGTCCGCCTTCTTTGACAGTACCCTGGCGCAGCTGAACATGGCCGGCTGCCCTACCGGTCGGCTGCTAATGCGCGGGTCCGGTGATAACCGGCACCCTGCGGATTTCAAGATAAGCCAGATCAAGGCGCTTATTTGGAATTCCGATGAGTTCGGTTTCATCGACGACGACAAAGCGGTGTGCGCCAGGGTCGCGCATGAGTTTGGCAATGCGCGGATTATCAAGGTTCCGAGCCAGTGCTGCGCCTATCTGGCGTCCAGTAGGGGATTGCGCGATGAACGGTAATTTTAATATCGAGGCGGTGGCGCTGGCGTTAGTTGCTATCGTGGCCTTCTGCTTCTTGTTCGTTGTTTTTATTTCAATGTGAGGACTGAAAAATGAGACTGACTAATTCAATTCGTGATCAAATTGTTGACGCTGCAGAGCGTAAGGCAGGGTTTCCGGAACGTGCCGAGGCAATCCGCCAGCGTCGTGCTGCATGGGCTGAGGCTGTGCGCATTGACTCGCTGGGTGGTGCAGAAGCGGCTGAGGCTATCGAAAAACTGCAGGATGAGCTGAGCGCGCTTTACCAGCTGGTCCCTGAAAAGCTGCGTGGGAGCCGACCCTTGGTGCGCCGTGACTATGAGATGTGTTGGCTTAACGTTGCCGGCCTTAGATACAATGCGCAATTCAGCGGTCACGACAGTGATTTATCC